GTAAGCAACTCCTGGAGGTGCTGCACCAAAGATTTCATCGGTACTGAAATACAAGAAAGTTTCCAGACTATCCAATCTACGAGCAAACTCAAGCAAGTGCGCTGTACCAATAGTATTATCATTAATAAATTCCATTGGATGTGTAATGGAACGGTCAACGTGTGAAGAAGCGGCAAGATGTAGAATGGTATCAATTTTACCATTTCTGTGAATAAAGTTACCGACCAAAGGATTGATTTCAGCCTTTAGGTCGTGAAAAACAATGTTAACTCTTTTGCGAGTTTGTGCATCATATTTTTCTAAAACTTCATGTAAACGATTCAAGTTTCCTGAATAGTCTAACCGGTCAAGTGTAGTAATATTCCAATCTGTTTTTTGTATAAACAAATCAATAACATGGTGGGCAATAAAACCACAACCTCCAGTAATCAAAACATTTTTACTCATATCAAAATCTCCATTAATTATTTAATCCAATACCAAACATCTTTTTCAGTCAAATGAATTTCTCTACCAGTTTTATCTGCAAATTCTTTTGCTGCACGATTAACACCTTCGATTGCTGTGAAATCATGTCCAGCAAAAATGCCACCAGATTTCAGTTTAGAATAATAATTCACACAATCTTTAGTTAACTGTTCGTAAGTATGTAGGCCGTCAATAAAGATGAAATCAAATTGTTCGGCGTCAAATAGTGAACAAGCTTCATCTGATGTTTGGCGAACAAGATCGAACCGGTTGCTGTAACCTTCCAATCTATGCATTGCCCGTTGAAATAGTTCCTCACGTTCATTTAATTGATTTCCATTCCAATCAACATAGTTAGTATAAGGATCAATAGAAGTTAAATGTAATGAAGGGTTTACATCCAATAAAAAGTTTGAAGTATCTCCAATATCACATCCAATTTCTAAACCAATTGGATTAACCATATCTTTAATCATTTCACCTAGTCCGTATCCTGAACACTTGGACATTGGTTGTTGCATTCCAAAAGCTTGTGTTTCGGTATTAAAAGTAATTGTATCGTTCATTATGTTGTCCTATAAGTAAAAAATTGTGTTTCATCATCTTGGCCATACTTTTCTTGTACAAACCTTTTCCATTCGGGAACTCTGTCATATTGATGCACAATACTAAAAGTATCACCATCACAGGTCTTAACTAAACCATCTATAAATTTAGGTTCTTCTTCTGTGAGGAAAGGCCTAAATTGAGCAATTTTTGACGGATCAACAGTTGTGCCTGCTTGGCATGCCCAGCCATCACTTTGTTCAGCAAAAAATGTACAATCTTTATATGGTTGGGTTTGTATTAAAACATTATAAACTGCTTGGTCACAAATAGGAATAGGTCTATGTATTGCATTGGTGAATATATTGAAGACCAAATCTTTTACATATTCTGAAGAACCACCTATTGTTCCAACATTATAAATTTTGTTATTTTTATAAATTTCATGAATGTAAGGTCCGTAAGCTTGCATAAGATTATCGTTGCCCCAAGGTTCATCTTTATACAACATACCTTCCGATCCAGCAAATAATTTATATGATGTCATTGCCAACTTTACAAATGGATTTGTTTGGAAGTAAACATCTTTAACATCAGTTGTAACAACATATTCATACTCTTGCCAATGTTCTTTTAGATATTCATAAATCGATAAAAATCTCAACACATGAACAGGAACATTCAGTTTTGGCATATCAATTATTTTAAAATTGTTATCAATAATCCATTTCCTAGTCTCAAGTGAAGCTTCACCAACACACATTACTTTATCCGCATCAGGCATTGTTTCATTAACTGAAAGTACCCAAGGTTTTAATTGATTGATGCCATAGTTTGTGCAACCACCTATAATCAAATTTTTCATATCAATATCCTATTTTTTCCATGGAAATTTACCATTATGTTTTTCAGCCATTATTTTATTGCCATTCTTAAAGAAATCCGCATTGACTGATCCAGCGTTTCCATCAACACGATAGTTAACTGTATACTCACCAGTGCATTCAAAATTTTTAAAGTAGGATGACAAAGTTTGAAACCAAACCCTATCTTGTCCCCAGCCTCCATGCCATGCAGATGCTAATCTTATCGCAATTTTAGTAGGAATGCAATAGTTATTTGTATCTATATGGTTCAGGCCGTGATAAGTTTGCCACTTACCTAAAGATTCACAGTTATCCTCACAGATATAGTTACCTTGTTTATCTGTAATCAATCTCAATGAATATACCCATTCTAGGTTATCTTTTTCAATTCTGTTCACACATGATTGTACATGATTAGGTTCATACCAACAATCTTGGTCAAGATAAAGAACATAATCGGTATTAATCAAATGTGTGAATGCAGCATAGACACGATGACCGTAAAAACCATTGGCACCAACATTGATAGGTAAGGTTGTTATTTTTAAATTTGGATTACCACGAAAATCATCTGTAATGACTTTAACTTTACCTTCATGTTGCTCACCATCACATACAACATAACATTGTGTGTCATATTTTTGGATTAAAACACTTTCAAGTGCTTTACGGAGTTCAGGTGCGCCTGTTGTTGGTATAATCACTGTTGCTGTCATACATCACCTCATAATATCAATATCTTTTCCTGAAGTCCATACTTCAAGTTCTGTTCGTAGTCTATGTTCATCTTTTAATGTCAAATAACGATTTGTTGCTTTGTTTTTCCACCATGCAATAATGTTTTCAAGTTCAAACTTATCATAGTTTTCATCTTTAACTAAAACATCAGTCTTCCCATTTACAACATCAATAAAGTTTTTGAAACCGTAGTTAGATATGTAGTATCTTTTTTGTTCTGTCAAATTTTTTGCATTTTCAATTACTTCATTGAAACGTATGATTTCTTTAGTACCTTTTAATCCAGCTTTTGTCAATGCAATGATTCTCATGCTAGTTTTTAACTTCTTGCTCGATATATCATCTTCAACAATTTTACCTACTTTAGATTCAACAAAATTACGTAAATCTTCGTAAGGTTTTCCATGCATCATTGGCAGAAAATCACTTTCAGTTTCACCTTTATGTCTTATATATGGCTTCATTCCATCATACTGTGAGGACGACTTGGATGAACCATAGAGACTTGTGGTTTCAAACATACACAAGTTCATATCGTATTTCGTGTTAATCATTTTCCTGACTTGGTGTGAACAACAGATACCCGCAAGTAACTTTCCACCCAAGTAATTGAAACCAAAAGGTTGCGCTGGCACAATAACAAAACCCATCATTGTGGTCTTGTTGAAGGCCTTGGCAGATTCAGGTTTCTGTGTGAATACTTGGCCAAGCATTTCATTACGTGGCCTACAATTAATAACAGGAGAACCAATACGAATAAAACCTAAAAACTTGTTTGTGTTTTTCTCTTTGACACCCAAACGAATTTGACGACCTACAGGTGAAATATTAATATGTGAAGATGTGATGTTCAGTAAAGTTTCCCATGTATTGGTATTACATTCAATAACTTCAATATCCATATCTCTCGGATGCATTGAGAAATCGGAGAACAAATCTTCTTCAATTGGGAATAATGGATTTGATGACATTTCTGACAAAGAAGCCAACTTCTGGTCACGCATGTAATCATCAATGCGTTCAAAGTTACCAAAGTAATCTTCAAAAACTTTGGCACAATGAATTGCATCGTCTTTGGACAACATCATATTTTAAATCCATCAAATGATTTTTTAGACTTCTGTTCTCTATCACCAAAAGTATTCATTGGTTTATCATGGCCAGAATCTGCCAGTCCATCTTGGCCAGATTGTTCAACATCATATAATCTCATTTTACTCCTATCAACACCAAGAGTGAATCGTTTGTAATATGTAGGATCGTTATATCTGTTCTTCAACTGTTTAACCATAATCTGACCAAGTTCTTCCAATTCTTCAGAAGTAATCAAGGCAAACATCAAATCAGCTGTCGCTGGCAAACCAAAAGATTCACTTGTATCTTCGAGTCCTGGGTCGGAAGAAGTAAATCCACTTCTTGTTGTTTGTGTCGCAGATACAACTGGTACTCCGAATTCAACTGCAAGACCTCGCAATTCTTCAGCGATTGACTTGACGTAGGTATAGGAATTAATACTTGCTCCTGGTTTGATTCTGGATGAACAACAAATATTAAGATAATCAATAAAAATAATGTCAGGCCTAAAAGATTTTTTAAGATAGAGTTCATTCAATAGTGTTCTAAAATGTGTTGCAGATGCCGATGCAGTTGGATATTCTTTGATGATTAGTTTACCTGTTGTCTTAGATTTAACTTTAGCAACTTTCTTATCATACATTTCTTTTGGAAGATCCTGCAAATCATCTAACGACACATTCAACAAATTTGCATCAATACGTTCTGCTATTTTTTCTTCAGCCATTTCCATTGTGATATACAATAC